TATACCATTAATAGAATCTATATTTTTTTGAATAGCATTTTTACGGGCATTTGTTTGTCTTTTTTTAATTATTAATTTTTCAATTTCAAGAATAAGTGGTTTTGCTTTTGTTATTTTTGATACCTTTTTAATTCTATTTTGGATATTTGTTACATCAATAATTAAAGATTGTATTTGGTTACTTTTTTCAACAGCATCATCAAAACGAAGTTCACAATCTTCTAATTCTTTAATTGATAATTCAGCTCCTGGCAAAAAATCATACCAAGTAAGAGATTCTTTATATGATTCAAAATTTTGTTTATTGGCAGAAATGGTATGCTCTAAAGAACGAATCCAAGATTGAATTGCTTTTAAACTTGAATTAATTTGGCTTAATTTAGCAATTCTATTAAAATGTAACGCAACTTCACCTGGAGTTTTTGATATTAAAAAGGAAGCATCAGCCTGCTGCTGTAAATTAATTTCATCCATATTTAAATAAGAACTAATTTCAGAAGGTATGTCATTACCTAATGCTTTGAAAGTTGTATCTATTCCATTTTTTGTAAGGATGTATTTATTTTCTTTGTCTTTTTCACGAGTAATTTTAGTGCCATCAGTAAATTTAATGGTTGACGTTGTTTTACCGCCCCAAAAGCTACGGAAAGCATCTCCTCTGGGTTTATTATACACAATCCATTTTAAGGCTCGTATAACGGCTGATTTACCACAATCTGTAGTCCCTGTGATAATATTAACACCTTTGTTAAATACAATTTTTGTATTTTTATGGCTTTGAAAGTTTTGTATTTTTATTTCTTGTATCATTGCGAAAATTAATTACATTATAATATACAAAATCAATTCTTTTTAATTAATTTCTTTTAAAAGTTCTATTGCTTTTTTTCGAATTGAAAGGAAAGTTGTTTCATTGTCTAATTTACCAATAACAGTAAAAACCAATTTAATTTGTTTTTTACCTTCTGTTATTTGCATTTCTGCAAATTTTAACGAACACTTGTCTGACATAATATCTTCAATAGGTTAGAATTCTGTAAAGCTGTATAATGTATGGCTAAAGAATCAGCAATAGCTTCATCTTTATACTTAATTCCTGTCCATATCATATCATATTTCTTATCAATGGCATCAATCATTTCCTGTTTTGTTGCTGCTTTTTTCTTTAATATTGTTTTCTTGGCATCTTGTTCGGAAAACCATTCAATTGGTATATTAAAACTCACTGAAAAGGTTTGCATAATACCAGCAACCACTCCTATCATAACAGCAGCGGAAGCATTTTGACTTCCGTGTGGTAATTCAGAAAGAATTAATCTAATAGGGTATTTTTCAAGGACAGTTAATAATTCTTGTGTAATATCATTAATTCTACGAACGGTATCATCACCTTTTCTAATCCTTAATTTTTTATGCTCAGGGGAAGTTTTAATACAATCAGATTCAATAACATTATTTTCAGTGTCTAAAACAGCCCAACCCCAAGCTGTCATACTTGGGTCATTGGTTAATATGTATATTCTTTTCATAATTATCTATTTAAATAATGTGTAATTAGTTATTACAAATTCTAATTTTGTGTCGTCTTTTCTTCTAATTGCTTGCTGTATATTAGTTTCTGATAAACCATAATAAAATATATCATAATCAGTCCCATTTTTTGAGTTATGATGTTCGGTTACTAAATAATTATTGAATTCAACTTTACTCTCTTTCCAATAACCGGCAATAAGAAATATTTTCATCTTTCTTTAGGTTTACGTATTTTTTTAAATTTAGACTCAATTAATTCCCATAAATCAATTACTTCTTCTTTTAAATACTTTTCCAAACTATCTTCTTCTATCATTTTAATTGAAGCGTCCATTGATTTATCAAGATTTTCTCCGTTGATAGTATAAATTGTATTGCTGGTAAAATCTTTGATAAATTGTAAATTAGCTCTAATGTCATCTACTCCATAATCAAAAACAATAAAAACCTTAGCTGTTCTAAAAGGTTTCCAAACAGAACTTTTAAATACTTTTATTTCAGTGGAAATTCCATAAGTACGGGAAATATCTTTTCCATGGATAGTTTTTTTATCCCGTAATTCAACAGGGTTCATTAATCGCAATCGCAAGGAAGCATAAAATCCAGGTGCTCTGCCCCCAGGAGCGGTAACGGTAATCCCACCTGAGCTTGTATTATCTCTGATTTGATTACTTGCAACCATTAATCGGTTTTTTTCAGAAAGAACTAAACAGGCTTTTCTAAATCCCTCACTAAAATCTTTGGCTCGTTTCATTCCCATTTTATCACCCTCCTCATTGTTCATTTCTAAGGAGGTGGAAAGAGCTGCCAATGAATCTACGAAAATACCATCTATTACTTTCCCTGGTTTTACTTTTGGTTCCCAGTTGTCAACCGACAAAAACATTTCTTTTACTAATTTAGGATTGGCATAATTTTTAGCTGTTATTTTGGCATCAAAAATTTTAGCAAATTGGGTATCAAGTCTTCCCTCCGTATCTTGAAACATAATATTACCTCCTTGCCTTTGCACTGCCCCTGCAATCTCACATAATAATACCGTTTTTCCAGCACTATTAGGTCCAAATATCTCAACAAAAATACCAGCAGGTATCCCCCCTCCTCGTTTTCTGCCCCCAGTAATTGCAAGGTCAAGAAGAGTAGAACCAGTGGAAATCATCATTTCCGTATTTCCTTCATAATCAAGAACCGGTTTTTTTGTGGTTCTGACATGTTTTTTCATTTGAGAACTTAATTTAGTTGTTCTTTTCATTGATAATTTTTTTCATTACAATGTCAATGAATTTATTTAAAAGTCCTTTTTTAATTAGAAGTTGTCTTTGCTCTTCTTTAAACAGAAGAAACTCTGTAGCAAGTTCTTTTGAATTCAATGTGTATAATTTATATTGCTTTTTGAGAACCCATTTCCTGTTAATATCCTTTTCAATCATTGTCAATAATTTCATAGGTGTGTCTTTAATACTTTCCATTAATTTATGGATAGCAATTTTTAAAAGTTCAGTTTTGGATTGGCAATTAGCTATTGAGTACAAGACAAGATAATCATGTATATTTTTATCAATATACCCCCCTATTAATTTTGTAGGGAGGTTAGGTACTGCTTTTGTTATATTCTTCATTTTCTTCTTTTTTATCTAAACAAGATTCCCAAATAGTACATTCAGCACATTCATCCTCTTCATCTGTATCTACTCCAAATTTGTAACCAAACGGACATTTAGTTTCTTCCTTTTTTTCTTCCTTTGGTTTTCTTGTTCTTTTTGGTTTTTCTTCAGGTTCTTTTTCTTTCTCTTCTTCTACTACTTTTTTTCTTTTCCTGGGTTTTTCTTCCTCTTCTTCTTGTTCAACTTTTCTTTTCCTTTTTGGGGTTTCTTCTTCCTCTTCTTCTTGTTCTTCTTCAATTTCAAAGAACTTAGCATCGATTTCCTTGTAAGTTAATTGTACCAAAAGGTCATCAAGTTTAGGAATGTCGTCCAATATATCTTCTTCATATACATCTTTTCTTTCTTTGAAATCAATTCGACTTGCTTCCGCAAAAGGTTTACTTTTACTTATTGTTTTACTGTCAAATCTAATTTTTAAAGATAAACCTTCTTCTAAGTCAGGAAATACTTCATAAGAATCATCTTCTTCCAATTCATCATTTAAAAGATTTTGGAATAAATATTGACTAATATCCCAAATATGAATTTTTTCATCGTAGTCATCATCATCTAAAGGAATAACAGCATACAAATTCCTTGCTGATGCTTTCATTGTATCTGTTTCATCCTTTTCTGCTCCTTCTTTAAATCGTTTAGCACGATATTCACAAATTGGGCAAGGTTTTCCAAATGATGTAGGACATACAATAGTATCATTTGCATTTCCTACATTTCTATGAATTTTAAAGGGGGACCTATACCATAGTTCTCCCGGGACTGCAATTCCTGCTTCCTCATTTCTATCAAGATGTTTTTTTGCTGTTACTTCATAAGGCATAATATCTAATAATGCTTTACCACCTGGTTTTTCTTTATACATAGAAACATCCTGTGGTAGTTTCAAATATCCGTAATTGGATGATTTTTGTTTCTGTTGACGAGCATTAGCGCTTACCTGCCCTCTAAATTTACTTACTTTCTTTTTTGACATTTTCTTTCTTTTTAAAATATTTATACATAGATTTTTTGATTGTTTTTAATATTACCTGAATAGTTATCAATACCAATAAAGCATGATAAAGAGGAAACAGTAAAACAATTAATATGATTTGATTATTTGTCATGTGGTTTTCTTGTTCTTTTTTTAATTTGTATTTTTTGATTTATTTTTTCTTGTTGTTCCTTTGCCTCCCATTCTTTTGATAAATCACGCGGCACGGAAGGTCCCGCGAAATATTGTTGACCATGTAATTTTACAAGACTTTCTAAAGCTGTTTTCTTTGAGTCAATGGATTTAACCGCTGCTTTAGCAACTGCCAATTCATATTTTTGTTCTAATAAAACACGAAAACATCTTTTATACTCATCATCTTCTAATATTGTATTGTTAATAACCGTTTCAGTTAATTTCGTGGTTATTTCAAATTCTTCAGGATTCATTCTAATTTGTTTATCTAAATCCGCCCGAATTAATCCTAATACAACTTCTTTAATATCAATTTC